ACCGATGTCTGCATGTGGCCACCACTCCGAAAGGTAACGTGCGACCACACGCTCGGTCGAGAATCCTCTGTATTTACGGCTTTGTGAGGCCATTGACCGCGTGACACTTTCTGCATGACCACGCCTTATTAGTAAGATTCACTTTGATCTCTGACATGGGTATCGAGTCATTACATAGACAGCACCGAGTCATAAATGTGAATTCTTCTAAAATTGCCTGAACCTCTTTAGATCGTGCTATTTCATCCTCTGTTGGGAATGACTCCCACTCACCATCTTGATTCTGAAACTGTAAGCGTCCCATTAGACTCTCGCCTTCTGTCGTTGCCATGTGCCTTCTTTGTTGATCTCATACCAAATGACATCCTCACCTTTAGCGCATCGTGTCAGCTCACCTGTGACAGCATTGCGACACTTGAAATGTCCCCATGCCTTACCGGCGCCCGATTGACCAGTTTTCCAAATCATGTCGCCATGTGGGCATCTCGGAATGTCCTTCTCGGTTTGGCCGCCAATAATCTCTTTCACCGTCGCAACCGCTTCCCCCATTGTGGGCGGCATAGTCGCTGGCTTGATAGTCCATGGATCGTCCTCTTTCACTACGGGAATGTATTCGCCCGATGTCTGCGCCATCTTAGCCTTTACTTCGTCGATGCTAGCCTTGACTTCATTATGGGCTTTAACCTTTTGCATATCCTCACGCGTAGGCTTTTTGTCTGTGTCTAGCACTAGGCTTAAAGCTCTACCTACTGCGCTAGTGACTGTATCTTCGACGTAGAACTTACGCATTGATTGAGGATAAGTCGCAGCTATACCAAAAGCATAATCTACGCCTGCAGGTTGCGCGTCCTCGTGCTCACGATAGACCTCAGCCTTAGCCAATACTTCACCCTTAACATTGTCCAGGGAAACTACCTCGGTGACAATCCTGCCACCTAAATGAAGCTTTTGAAATCTTGCTACTCGGTCACTTACTGTCTCATAATCTTCTAGATTAAACATAAAGCTCATTCTCCTCTGTGTGTAGTTGCCCTGCTATTGCAAGATAGGCAGCAGCGTCGATGTATGTATCGACTTTCGCAGACTCCATGCTTCGTGCGAGCTTGACCAATGCCATGCATGATGCCACTTGATAGTCAGTAACAGGCATTTGCAAGAATGCTGACCATAGGCATGCGGTTCGGGACATATTGTCCGACGGGTGTCCGTAGTCCATTCCACGATCTTGAATTGTTGCCTTTGCTTCGTTGAGGAAATCACTTGCTTTCACACTTTAACCCTTTCTTTAGATGCGTAGTAATCTCTTACAGCTTTACGCCCTTTAAGATAACCAACGCGAATGCCGACCATTCGGCCTAAGTGGAACCATAGTGCAGATATGGCGATAATTGCCACTAAATCCTGCAATGCTGAATCAAACATCAAGCACCCAGGAATTCGCGGTACTTGCTTTTAGCAGATTCTAAATCTGTAGCTGATGTCATGGCTGAGAAATACTTGCCATCCTTGCGAGAGATAACCCACTCGCTCTTGCCGCCGCGATAAGTAAAATACTGGATACGATACTGCTGATCTAAGCTAATCCATTCGCTGCGGTTGATCTGAAATAGTGCCATTTTTTTGCCCTTTTCTATGAACGCCCTTCGTTCATAAGACAATCATGGCAGATCGCTAGCCTAGGTCAAGGATATTTAGATAACGAAATGGTAACGATTCTGCATCGTCTATGTGGTCATCGATCGACCTGTCTAGATCGTTATCTAGGTCGTCCATAGCGCTTGCCTGAGACTACGAATGTCCCATCCTTCTCGATGTAGATAAGATCGACTTGGACGTTCTTTCCGTCCACATACATGATGGCGAAGGCCTGTTGCCAGTTGGCAGACCCTTTCGTATAACTGGCCTTGCTAAAGTCCATTAAATGACCTACTTCTACGCCATGCAAGACACGGCCTATACGGCCCCCTGAGGCCTCTGAGAAGGACGAACGCCCTGCCCTGTGGGTATGACCCGAGATGACGCTCTTGCCGTGTCTACGGGCCGCTTCAAGGGCTGAGAGACCCCCTTGTGACTTGATAGGGGTATGATCCCCATGAACTGCAATCCAGTTAGGCGCGATGTTATATGGCTTCTTATGAAAGGTAATCCCAAGCTCATCAAATCTCATAAACTTCTCAAAGCGTAACTCGGGCAAAGATAGGAATGAGGGAATCTTTCTCATGATCTGATTGTAAAGGCGATCAGTATGATTCGACCTTATGGTCTGCGTGACCTGTAAGTCGTAAAGGACTTGAACAGCTTCATCGCGATCATCTCCAAGAGTCTGTTCATAGGCCTCGGGAGTCCCTTCTGACCATTTGCTGATCGTATTGAAATCAATTTCATCGCCGATGGTTACTACCTCGTGCGGCTTGAACTTACTGATAAAGCTGGCTAGATTCTTAACTGCGTGTCTATCGTGGAAGGGAACCTGTAGGTCGCTCACTATGACAATGCGCTTCATTAATCCTCGTCGTCGTCCTCGTAGGGTAGGCGATCCACTCGGTCGGGGATCGATGGCAAGATCCAGTCAGGATAGGCGCCTCGGTCTGTAATGATTGCAAGACAGAGATCGACAGCAAATCCGGCGCGACGCAGAGACTTATAGAACTCATGCATAGAAATAGCGTATGCATCAAGAGCATTGTAAGTGTCTAGGTCTATGACCTTTTTCTTAGCCATAGGTAAAGTGTTACTTACCTAGTAATTCGATAATGGTATCGACACGCGCTTCTAATCGATTAACTTGATCTTTGATCGATGAACCGCCATTGGGCTTGAGCTCGGCAAGATAATACTTAACCAAGAATTGTAGATACGTAGCCACTCCGCCAAGGACTGTAACGATTCCTACGGCGATTGCCGCAATATCTACCGCGCTCATTACTTTTTAGGGCTCGCGTAGCCAAACACGCCAGCAACAATCGAGCCAAGAATAGCCCGATAGTCTAGAGCGAAGTTGGATGTAGTTCCCCAAACTGCAAGGAACGCTCCGACTGAGATAACGATTGGATGTTTCATGTTCATACTGTGCCACCTATCATTGGGATATTAAAGAACGAACTATCTTGATCACCCTTTGGAGTAAAGCTGACGTGCATATGCTTATCGTGGCGATTGATGCCAGTATATTCTCGCCAAGCCCAGCCCTTCTTAGACGATGCAATCTTGCCTGAGAATATAATGTACTCAATACGCTTCGCTCGATCAGACTTTGCATAGAGTCGAACCTGATCTGCAAGGTCAGGCATGAGGATTGGCTTTTTCTTTCCCATGAGATCTGCGTCAATATCAATCGCTCTGACAACCCCAGTTTTTGGGCAAGGATTGTGATGAGAAGGACGCGCTGAATGACGCAAGTCGCCCACGCTTCCGTCGCTGGCATGGTCTCTTTCAGGATAACTGTCGTCAATTTGTTCTCTTAACTGAACGGCTGACTTACTCAGCCACCATTTCGGCGTTGTGCTCATCGTTGCCGCACTCCCATCTTTTAAGATTGTTAAGTAGTAATTCTTCATGGCCACATTCAGGCATTGGCGCTATAAATGCGTCATCGATAGGATCGTAGGTAAAACCTACCCCTGCGTAGTTGTATCGGATAGACCCGTTATAGCTTGTCTTAATCCAAGTACCGCCGAGGTTGTCAATTAGCCATTGATAGCCTTCATCCCCTGCAGGATCGTTGTTGTCTCCAACGAGAACACGAATTACTTTATCAGCATCGTCTAATTCTGCCCAATGACTCATCTTAAACCGCCGTCTTTAAGTATCGAACTACAATCACACCTGATCCACCTGCTGCGCCTGTGTTTCTGCTGCCTGAACCACCACCGCCGCCACCTGTGTTTGTTGTGCCTGCCGTGCCATTAAGGCCACCTGCGCCACCACCGCCAAGACCTGCAGAACCATAAGTTGCGCCCGATGTGCTGAATACACCTGCGCCTGCGCCGCCTGCAAAATAATAATTACCTGAAGATAATTGACCTAAACCTGTTGCAGCTCCGATGGTGTTAATTAAAGCATTTGTTAAACCATTTCCACCATTGCCGCCTGTAGTGCTATTCGGTGGCACTGATCCAGCCGCGCCTGCGCCGCCGCCACCACCGCCGGGAAAACTTCCACCAACATTGTTATCGCCTGCACCATCATTGCCTTGACCAGTAGTTTTTGATCCACCGACTCCACCAAATAATCCAGCTGCCGCGCCTGCGCCACCGCCTGAACCACCGCTGTTACCTGAGCGAGTGCCGGATTCGACTCCACCTGCGCCGCCGCCAATAACTAAAGTCAAAGCGCCAAATTGAGAATCGATTCCGTTAGTAGAGCCGACGCATGGCGTTCCCGAAGCTCCACCGCCACCGGCGCCGATCGTGCAACTATAATTTGCAACGCTCAACGATTGAGATGTAAATGTTAATAATCCGCCTGCGCCACCTGCGCCAGCAAAACCTGCGCCGCCGCCACCAGCGACTACCAAAATGTCAGCCGTCAAAGCTGCACTAGATACACCTAAAGTTCCGTTAGCTGTAAAGGCTCGATAAAAATAAGTGGCATCTGAATATAACGTGCCGCCTGTCACTACAGATTTAGGCGCAACATAAGGTGATTGGATGCCGACGATATTGTTGAGCATTATCCAATAGACCCGACGACAACCCATTGATCTGTTGCGATTTTGATGCAAGCCGCTGTCTTATATTGTCCAAGTGTAGGTGCAGCCGCTACTGCGCCAGCTGAGAGAACTGTAGTCGTGCCCGAAGTGACAGCCGAGATGGTGCAGACTCCGACGCCTTCGTTAAGGATGGTAATGACAGAGCCGACAGGAATAGCCGCTGTCGCATTGGTAGGGATCTTCAAGGCGATCGCTGTTGCCTTGTTCATAGGGACTAGGACTTGATAAGAGTCGGCGACAGTTAGCGTGTAGTCGGCTGTCTGATCTGCCTTGATCTCAAAGGTGACTAGGCCGTTATAGTCTGCCGCCGTAAAGATGTCGCCTGTTGTCGCTGGAAAGCCTGTTGCCATTGTTTTCTCCTAGTATCCCATAATGGATTGTCCGATTATACCGTAATTTGCGTTCCCAACGATCAGCCCTTCAACGATGGGCTCAAGTGTCGTGACTGTACATTTCATTGAATTTGGGGTGATGTCCCAAGCTAGACCCTGCACCTGCAGAACCTTTACTATTGTCGAGCCATTCTCCTGCACATTGGTAATCTCTACATTGTCAAAGTAATCAAGGCCAATCATCGTATCCGTTGGCACGTCTGTGTCCAATAGATCGACTGTCATGGCATCAATTCTGATCGAAGTCTCTGCTCTCGTGGCGACATATATCTTGGCGATGTCTAAGACTTGAGCATCTGTCTCGGGAATCATCTCTGTGAGAGTAGTGCCATGAGGGAAGTACTTAGCCGAAGAATCAACGTTAGTAGCGATTTGAGCCGAGCCACCGATGCGTGTCATGCTGGCTTGGTTGATAATAAGCTTATCGTCGAACTGATAGCGAAGGTCAGAATAAGGGATACCTGTAGTCTGATTAAACTCAATCGGTGTTGCAGCTAGTGAACCCATAACATCGTTGCGATCCTTGAATTCTGCCGTTCCGTCGGTACGGATAAAGAATGCGCCTTGCTCTGCAAACTCCGCTGCCTTGAGCGCTTGCAAAGATGTGCGAGCTGTAGCAGGATCGGCTTGAACTGTCGTAGAGCCTGTGTCAGTAATTCTCATCGATGTAGGGAATGAGACTTGATCTAGAATCTTTGTGATGCGTGTGCCAGTAGTTTGTCCGGCTGTGGCGCCCGTCACACTTGCAATGTTAGCCATCTGAAAGAGTCTAAAGGCATCCGAGCAGACGATGTC